ATCTCCGCAGCAGCAGAGAGATACACCGACGGCCCCGGTGTTCCGCCCCAGCGTGTGCGCCTTAACTTCCGTCAGGCTGTTGTCGCACATGATGTAGATTTCTCCGTGCTGGTCGATACAAATGTGATAGTCATCATAGCACTGGCCATACCAGCCGGCGGTCCAATGCAGATACACATGGTCAATCATTCCCCTGGCGTTATGTGCCAGGCGCCGGACGTCGTCCAGGCTGTCCGGTGTCATGTAGTTACTTTGGTACATCCTTCCCATATATCAGCCCTCCTTCTTAGGCGGCGCTATGCGATCCAGCACGGCGTCAACAAACCGTTGCACGTATTCCGATACTCCTTTATATCCCAGCTCTATCAGGTTTTCATTTAACGAACTTACTTCTATTAAAGATATAACTACACAGATGATGCCTGGGAAAACATTTTTCGGAACCAGATCTGCGCCGAAAACATGTATCTCGGGGATCCAGGTTCCCATCCCGAAGAAGATGATCAGCGCTAGCGTATAGACCGACATCTTTTCGCAGATACGACCAAAGGCCCGGCTTGATAAGTACTCCTCGCACCAAGTTTCATTTTTGAAAAACTGGACAATAACCTTACTCATTGGGATGAGCCGGATATCCGTTTCTTCTGGGTTGTGGTCCATAATAAATTTTTTGCATATGCAGTCCCACCTGGTCAACGTATCGAACGCGATCATTAAAAACGTAAGAAACAACACCGGCCAGAAATTGTTTCCGCACACCTTCACTCCGACGGCGTAAATTATGGTCGCTATAGCCCACAGGTCAAAGCTGGCCAGCCGGTCAAGAAATGATTTTAAGACATCCATGTTTTCCTCCTAAATAAAAAGGACGGCTATTACACCGCCCTATCGAATAACTTATCACATATGCTTTTTATGGTTTGGGTGGATATAAGGTTCATAGGGTTACTCCTTAAAGGCACTCACCGAAGTAAGTGCCTTGAATATTATTATTTATTTTCACACTGATGTTAATGAATTGAGGAAGAAGGTAAATCAATTAGTAACTCCATTCCCTGTCAGCACCTGCTCCAATTCTTGTGGCATAGATTTTTCTTCTTTGGGTATCAATCGTAAACACATCAAATGCGTGTTCTGTCGTTGTTCCTTCAACTCTATTCGGGCATTCATCATCAGTGTCAGCCATTGAGCCAGCGGCATCGCAAGTGGTTACAATGCAAAGATACCCAGCGGGACGAACCGTACTCCAAGAGAAGTGAGCATGACCACAAATAGCGGCGGCTATTGTGGGGGAACTTATTGTAAAGTGGGATACTATATCATCCAGCGTATCTGTAAGGGCAACACCCCACGGGTCACGGGGCCCGATTTTGTCCTGATATATGATGTGCTGGAAAATCAGGATCGTCCACTCATTGTCCAGTTCTCCAATGACAGTTCTTAACCATGCCATTTGCGTTGCTTGCGGAACATAGTCTTCAGTAACCGTTACACCACCGGAATCAAGGACAATATACCTGATTTTCTGCGGCACATTATCGTAATAATAGTATAACTGTCCCGGATTGCCGACAAACGATTCATTGCGCTTATATAACAAGCCGTACATTTCGGATTCCGTGATGTAGTTTTCTGCCGTGATGGTGTGAACTGCTGTGTTGTTGTCGTGGTTGCCCATCACAAAGAATGTTTTGCAATAGTTGGTTAATTCCCGCCACCTGTTCAAGTGGGCAATCGCGTATTTTTTCTTTGGCAGACCCGTGATCAAGTCGCCACCACATATGATTTTGTCAACCCCGGTCTTTTCGTAGATATGACGCATAAGTGCGTTTGAGTGCAGATAATTGTTTTCCAAATGCACATCAGTTATAAAGATGAAAGAATCCCCATGCCTGTGGCAATCTATAATATGCTGTAATATCGTGTCCTCTTTTGTGGCTAGGTGTGCGTTCCAATACGCAGGAACATTACAGTTATCTATGCTTTGCCAAATAGCAGGAATCGTTTCTTTATTTAATTTTTCGATGTACAAGTTGTGCGGAATGTATACGTTCACCTCGGACATCTGCCAGACCCGTTCAGGGTCTGGCTTAACCAAAAGCCTCAATTTTTCATGCCGAGACGATACATACGTTTCCCACGCTTCCCATACTTGCATTGAAAGGTAATACACATCTAACGGGTTGATATAATTCCCATTAATGTCATAATGGTACATTTTAATTTTTGCACCCGTCATTGTGTTCCGAATGATGGTTCCCGGGAACACTTCAAACATATCGCTTGTCGCAAAACCACCCGTCGAATCAAACACTTCGCCGGTAGTATTATCAATACTTTTTCTGACAAACCCAAGCTGTTTATAAACTATATCCTCAACATGTAGTACTTTGTTTGACAGCACCTTGTTGTATTTTAAGACAAAACTGGATGGTTCCAAATATTTATCAGCAGCCAGCGTGAACCTAATATAAACCGCTTCTTCCGGGACGGGTATATATCTTGTGTCCGTTCCACTGGAGAAACCATAGGTTGATGCATTGTTTCCGTTGATACCGCTAATATATTTATTGTCAAACGTATAGAACGCCAAACCGGCGCCACCTGAAAAGGTGCAATAAACAATTATTTTGTGTCCCGGTGCGGCGGAGTTTATAGGAATCAGAGAGGTGCATTTATAATGTGAGCTTGTATTTTGAGTGCCATTTGTTCCATCTATATAAGCATCATCAATAACAAGAGAATTGGTCATGCTCTGCGAGTAAACAACAATGTTTTCGTTGAACTCGTTTAAGGAATCCACCATGCTGTTTACTTGTGTATTCATACGAACACAAACAATATTCTCATCAAGATAATCCAAATCATCTACAGTAAGCGTCCTGTCATCGGAGTATCTGATTTCAATGCCAAAATACCCTGTGTACGGGAACACATACCCATTGGAAATGTTTGTCCACACCGCCACTAAAGCTTGTGGCTCGCCGCTTCCGTCTGCCCCAAAATAAACAATGACATATTGCTGTGTTGGATTAACACTGACCAGTTGCGAGCCTTTTTCAATACAGAATTTTCCTGTGTTTGCCCGTTGGGTGAGAGAAGGATTGGCTAAAGTTCCAAAAGAAAACTCAAATCTTTGAATAAACAAGTCGGCATACTCATTTAAGTTGTTTGCAATTTCTACGGTATTTTTTAATCCGTCAATCTTCAAATACTCAATTTTAAAATCTGTCGATGCAGTGTAATCAGAAGCGCTCATTGACAAAACAATGTATTCTGCATTTTGCGGTATAGCGACCCATCTTTCGTGCGTACCTTCCGTGTCGCCGGTAGGCAACGATGCTCCCGAATACCCCGAGATAAATTTTTTATGCGCATCATAAAACGAAAAACCAGCATTGAGGAACAAGATACACCTTACATTTATTAACAATCCTGCCACATTGTCATGAATCGACATATAGTTTGTTCTTTTGTACGAGGTAGAATCAGAAAACGTGCCTACTGCTCCATATACAAAACCATCAACAACATCATCTGCCGTAATCGGCACACTGTACAACGCCACTTTTAGTTTTTCTCCGGTCGCTTTAGCATCTGCCGCCGCCCCACTGATAGTAAGGGTAGGGTCAACCGCAGGAGCAGTAAGGGTTTCCTTGGTTTCAAGGAAATTTGTCAATGCCGTTGCGGTAGTATTGGCTGCACTTGCACTGTTAGCCGCAGCCGTTGCAGATGTTGCAGCATTATCAACATATACCTGCAATTCCGATTTTTTGGTATCGGTGAAATCATCTATCTCATCAATAGCCACAGCAACCTTCTCATCCGCCCTCTTCGCTGCATTCACCGCCGCCATCGCTGCTAAAGATTCTGTTTCATTATCATTTACTTCGATTTCGACCACTTTGGTGATAAAATCCACGTTTACCACATTACTCATAGCGCAGTACCTCCCCTACAATAAACTCACTGGGCGGAATCAGTTCATTTTCCGTGTTCGCATTCGTATTGACAACCGCTAAGTCATAGGCGTTTATTCCATCCGGAATCAGTTCAGCCTCTTCTTTTGTGGCAGTCACATAAAAATAACAGCCGACCACAGTATCATTATCATCCTTGATCAGTGTCAGCTCCTCATATGTTACAGTCTGCCGGAATACGATATCCCCCTTCTCCGGAGGCCGTCCCATCCGTTTGGTGGTATCCAACACCCGCCGGATTGTAAAAACAAACTCTTCATTTTCAAGCGGAATGTGATTCTTAATTACAAAGAGAATCGCGAATGTATCGTAATTTCCCACCACAAGCCGCCTTTTCTTATCATAGAAGCTCATCTGTACACTCCTCTCTTACGATAAAGTTATAGTAATCTGGCTGCTATCGTCTTCCGTTTCGCAATTACCATTAACATCCCTGGTACCGACAGCAATAATATAATCGCCGGATGTATCAATATCAGGAATTGTCACTTCATTACCACCCATGCCTGCATATATCCAATCCTGTGCACCGTCTTCCTTATACGACACGCGCCCGGAACTATATTCACCCCAATCCGGAGCGGTCCATGTCACATGAATATCCCAGGTGTACCAGGTTCTTGTAATCCCGGTATCCGGATCTATCTCCGAATGAATGATTTTTGTCACCTCAGCGTTCAGGTTCTGTACGTTAGGTATGTCATACATCTGGACAATATGGTTGTAATAATTCACGTCGTTCAGCTGCTGGAAACGCCTTCCGAAATAGTTGAAACTCGGGAACTTCAGATACAGCGTCTGCCCTAGCAGGTTTCTTGGCATCTGTATGCAGAACAAATCTCCATCTAGCAGGGCAAAACCGGAGCCGGATGCGTGAGCTGCAACTGCAGTACCATACTTCCCACGGATCAGTCCTGTCAACCGGTACTCATTGACGCCGATCAGGGTCGAGCCGGTATAGGCCATACATTCCCCGTTTACCCAGAAATCCGTCAGGCAGTTTGCTGCATCTTCCGCACTGCCTGCCAAAATATCTACCGTGCCCACATTGGTGAACCGTACATCCACACTGGTGGATGCCGCGGTCATGGCTGTCAGCGTTTCTCCATAATTAGATGACCGATTATGCTGGCCATACAGCTGATAGTTTCCGTCCTTAGTGCTGGCATGTACATCACAGCCGCCCCAGGCGTCTTCTTCCCCGTGAAGCGCAAGCCATAATTCCAAACCGCTGGAGGATGTTACCAAATCTGCCGGCGGAACAATCATCAGCGGCGCAGCCACATCTCCCGGCTCCGCATTGTAATAAATAATATTGTAGGAGCTCTCCGGAATGTAATAACTGATACCTGCCGCAGACGCTTCTCTGCGTACCGCCGTAACAGATAATGTGAGCTTGCTTTCCTCATTAATCGATTCAATCATGGCCAGCTGATGGTCCAGGCCAATAACCGGGTCAGTCAGCATCACCAAATCGCCAGGTTCCAGCAATCCAAATTCCCAGGACAGCTTGAATTTATACCGAGTATGCTCCGTCCGGTTTATCCGTGCCTGCATCTCCGCGCAGGTCACCGCCCGGGCAGTCGTGTGCAGCCATTTCGCAGAAAAATCGCTGGCCGTTTTGGCGCCGTGTCTTAGAATATCATCCGTATCCTCAAAGAAAACGGTTTCCGTCTCATAATTGTTATCCCGATTGGTAAACACAACACCGAACCGGTTATAAACTTCGGAGCTGTCTTTCCGTTCATATAGAACGCTGGCTCCATTGTCTTGTTTACCCATTTCGTCAGGTGTTAAGTGATACCGCACCGTTGTATCCGGCTGCCAGGATCCTCTTGGCCTGTCATCTCTGGGAACAATTTTGAACCGGTCCACACTCCAGAATAGATATGCATTTGTAATGGTCAGCAGCTCCTTGATTACTTCCTGGCTTTTTTTCTGATCTCCAAAAGCATCTTCCGGAGTTGAAATCAACAGGTTCGCATTAGCACAATAGCTTTTGTAATTGTTGAAGCTGGCTGCATCAACATAGGCTGCATATCCCAATTGGCTCAGCATGTCTATGATCACATCAGCCGGATTCGCATCAACCCCGTCGCCGGATCCCCTCAGCTTCCCATTGATCTCAAATGAATAACTAGGAACTGATGCAGTGTCCTCCCCCAGGAATACATATCCATAAAGGTACGCCATGTTCCCATAACCTACCGCAATATTCGGATGTTTGGTCTGCATGTAGGTCGTCGGATTCGGGTCATTACCTACGTTCAGGCTTAACGGTGCGCCGGGATTCTCTGCCGCGTTCATATCCGCCAGCGAGTTGTACTCCTGATCACCGACCCAGATTTTTTTTATTCCGTCAATAATGCCTTCGCACAGTGCGAGTTCGAGATACGTGTAATACTTATAATTTATAGTAGTCGTGGAAGATCTTTTACCGGTTTTCTGTGTGGTCGCAATCTCCACAGCCGTGAAGTCCTGGAAATTTATTAAATTCGGCGCCCGTTTGCATGTGCCATACGCAAGTGGAACCGGAGTGCCAAAGTCACAGGTCGTGCTCTGGAAAGCAGAAATCTTTTCCGCTGCTGTTGTTGTGTTTACTCTCTTTCCAAAAATAAAACTCATTGCTTAATAACCCTCCAGAACCCAGTAACCCGCGACCTTCCCTTTGCATCAAAAAAATATGGCGCATCGATATCCGTTATTTCAACACCACTCAGGGCCTGACAATGCAGGACTCGTTCATTACCCAAAAAGATTGCCAGGTGCGCGTACTGAGCACGTCCCCAGCGATAACTGATGATATCGCCAGGTTCCAGAGACTCCACACGCCGGCAATAGCGTTCCAGATATGGCAGCAGTAATTCCTCACAGTCACGTTTGCAATACCAGTCCCCGGAATAACCAAACATGATCTGATAATCACCATAGCCCAGCTCGTGAAAGAAATTGGCCGGAAGCGTAGAACAGTCCAGGCCTGCACCTTTAATGTTTCCACCGTTTACATGTGGCGTACCGATATAGGTCAACGCCAGTTCATTAATTTTATCCATCATTACACCGTCCTGGCTAAAACATTCCCGGAAGGTTTCAACGGGATTACCATACTGGTCGTATCCGTACTGGAGACGGTAACCACTCCGTTACTGTTCGCATAAGCAGCCTGGCGTGCAAAAATCCGTATCGGGAGCAACGCTGCCAAACCTTGAAGAACGCTTTTAATATTCAACTTTACAGCAAGTCCGCCGGAAGAACTGACCTCGCAACGTCCGGAAAAAATCGGCAACACGCCAATACATTCCCCATCCACGAAATAAGCTCTGGACAGCGCCATCATGCTGTCGTCAAGCATACCGTTATGGCAGGCCTGCATGAAAGGAACACCACCCAGCTTGTCATCCGGAGTGCAGTATACAGACACGCCCAGCGTATCTACGGAAGGCGCTCCCTGCAGCTTCACCTGGTCACGTTTGAAGGCGAATTTGGAATGATCATACATGTATCCGCCATACGTCACATCCCTGTCATAATTCGCGAACCGGTACACCGTACCGTTGGCCAGAGTCAGCGTGTACAGGTCACAGCATTCCATGCTCTCTGCAGCCAGGCAGGTCTTGATCACATCAGAAGCAGTCTTCACTGTACCACCTCCAGCTGCAGGCTGACCTTGTACATGTCATAAAACTTCTGGGAAACCGTGATGGAATCCGCAAAAATCACTTTGTAATAATATTCGTAATCAAACTTAATCTCGGACCCGCTGGCGGTAACAGCAATCTTCCCACCATTCACCGTAAACAGATCTGACTTCGCACCGTCCACCCACATGACCACATGATCGATACGGCTGGCCGGTTCTTCATAATCACCGAACGGGATGACAGCCTGGTAATAAAAACTTGCATCCTGCTGCAGCGTTTTGCCCAACACCGCATAGCGTTCATAATCCTTATACCAGAACGGATGCCAGCTGCCCTTGCACATCGCGTGGAAGGCCAGCAACCTGTCCACTTCTGATTTGTTCAGCACGGGGAACTCGATATCGAACGTCCACAGCGGGCAATTCTGCTGCACCAGTGCTTTGCGCATCTGACCGACAGACCGATAGCTGGTGACATCCCATTTCGGTTTCAGTTTCGTACCCCAGGATATCTTTGATGCGTCCAATGGGAAAATATAATCAGTCATGGAAATGCCTCACTTAAAACATAATTAACTGTTATGATGGTCATAGGATAGAAAGAAGGTGTACAGTATGAAAAAACTGTTTGCAGTCGTTACATTGCTGGCCACGCTGATGGCAGCCAACATCGCCGACGCTAAGTTCAGCGATGAATATCGAGCGAAATATCCCAAGCGGGTAAAAGTAGAAACAGATATGTTTTCCAGCGGGAAAGTATATACCAGAATAACCTATAAGCTTTTCAAACATACTTATAAAGACATTACTTTCAGCATTGTTCTCACGGTTTCAGACGATATTATCAAAATTTGTCACTTTTCTGCAGGAACCATAACAGACCGACCGGCAAAACTTACGAATTTTGCATGGGGAGATGGCGAAAAGCGACACGACATCAAAACCTTCATGTCTTACACGGAACGACAGGGACACCATAAATTTTTCAACTTTCTTTCATCCAATGTAATGGGTGCTGACCTGAAAGAAATGAAAAATGCGGTTGCCTTTAGCATACAAGGCCCCGGAGGTTACCGGGGACCGATTTTATACCCATCGCACAAGCACTGGAAAGAATGGCAGGAAGCCATTGACGCAGCCGAAAAAATTATGAACGAAAGATATAACCCATAACGAACTGCCCGGCATTAAGCCGGGCGTTTTTATTGCTTACCAGACTCCGACCTCTGATCCGAATTCCCGATTGTTACTGAATAAAGCCTGCTTCACAACATCTAACCCACCACGGCTCAGAAAATCTTCAAATCCGAAAGTGTCCAACATTGACAAGTGAAGGGTCACAACATTACCGCCAGCACTTGCGGCAATTGTATCGCCCACTTGACCACCATTTGCAAAATGCGGAACTGCACCGGCATTTATAGCATCCAATGTGCCTACACCGATCCGATCTACTGCAGCGGAGCGAATCACATATTCTCCATTGGAGAGCATCACCGGGATGCTGTCGCTGATTCCGGTACCGGCCCCAACAATATAGCCGCCAGACGCAAAACCAAAGGTACCTTTTTCTGCACTTGCGCCAATGCTAATACCGCTGCCAGCACTTTTCGCACCTTTTCCTATATCAACGCCAAATACGGCCTTGGTCGCTGCCTGGGCTGCCAAATGCGGATCACCGGTAAGAAGAAAAATAGCATAAATTGAAAGCCATTGAGCCAGCAACTGGAGCGCGTTTTTTATCAAACCTTGAACAAATTCTTTCAGTGCCTCACTTGCGGTTTTCGCTCCGGTAATCCAGTCGGTTAATGCATTACCCATGCTTTTTCCAATATCAGTCGCATAGCTTTTAAGCCAATCATGCCATTGGCCTGTAGCAGTTATATTTTCTGCTAGCGCTGCTTTTGTTTTAGCCAATTCATCTCTATAATTTTGTGCAAACACAGCAATGGACTCACCTTTTTTTGCGAGTTCTTCTTCCAATGCTTCAGGTGTTTTTTGTAAAATTTGCGCCATACCGGATAACTGTGTTTCCTCATCAGGAGCAGCCATAACCGCATCAATCTCTTGCAGTGCCTTTGTTGTTTCTTCTTTTATTTTCTCAACTCTTGTTTTCCAGCTATCCGGCTCACCAAAGAATTTATCAATAAGACTCTTGCTCTCTTTTTGTAAATCCGCATAATTTTTTTCCCATTCCGCAGCATTCACCTTTGCATCATACAGAGCCTTTTCTGCTCTGATCTGTTCCATAATGCTGTCAATGGTTTTATTTCGCTGGTCAGTATCCTTAATCTGTTCTGCTAATACAAGCTCTTTAGCATATCCATCCATCAACTGCTTATGGGCAAGCGTCAGTTCATCAATCTTATTCTGTTTATCCTGTACCGCCTTGGCCTCGCCAACCATCATACCGGTATTGACCTTGGCCAGTTCCACGGTGCTTTTTGCCAGCGCCCATTTTTGCTTTTCCGCATCAGCGTACTTTTTTACCAGCGCGTCGACTGCTTTTTCCTCTTCCGTCAGCTGAGCTTTTGCAGATCCTCCCCCGCCTCCACCGGAACGACCGCCAGAACGGCTTCCACCAGAAGCAACACGCTGTCTGAAATTGTTTTTACGCGCTGCCCTCGCACGTTCGGCACGTTCTTCCGGTTCTAAATTTGAACCGAACGTACTTTTCCAACTTCTGTCGACTTCACCGGCAAACCCTTTGCCGATAGACGACATAATACTCCGTACCAAATCCAGCACACTAGACAATGCATCAATGGCCGGCTGCAGTGCCGCGTACACCTGCTGGCCAAAACTGCGAAAAGCTGAATACGCTTCATCAAGGACCAGTATAATAAACTTGATTGAGGTAATGATTACTTTCAAGAAATTGTCTATTCCTTCCAGAACCATTTCTGCAATCACTTTAAGATCACTGAATGCCCCGCAGCCTTCCCCACGGATCATGTCCACCAGATCCTGTGTGAAAGATATCAGATCTTGTATAATCTCACTCTTGCTGAACGCATCAATAATGCTTACGCCGATTTCCGCGCATACCGTCTGGAGATTTCCTGCAACGTCGCCCCATTGGTCGACGATGTTGTTTTTTGATTGTGCCATAGATCCGTCAAAGGTGTGCAGGTAATTTGTCAACGCCTGTATCGCCTGCTGGGTGTCCAACGTTCCATCTTCGACGGCCTTCATAGCCTGCTCGCCGTTCATACCCAGGCTTTTGAACGCCGCATCCATGTCTATGCCGGACATTTTCAGCTGCGTCATCTGCCGGGATGTCAGTTCCCCTACTGCCTGGATACGGGAAATGGCATCTACCAACTGCTGGGCGCCTTGCTGCCCGGTTCCCAAACCCGCTGCCGCATCAGCACAAAGGGCAATCAGATCAGATGCGTTCTTTGCGCTGTAACCCAAATTCATGAGCTGTACGCCCATCTGTACGACAGCGCCTTCCTCAAAATTTGTATTCCAGTACGTATCGTTCAGCTGCCGCCATGCTTCCGTAGCATCACCCGTCACGTTCTTCATGGCAGAAAACTGCGCTATCGTCTGCTGCGCTTTCAGACCGGCTTCCGCCATTTCTTTACACAGTTCGACAAAAGCATCTGTAACCTTGGAAATCGCCTCTGTCGCAAGATTTCCTAACGCTACAGAAAGCGCCGTCGTGAACCCTTTTGTGCTGTTAAATCTGGACGAAAGATCTCGGGCGCCTTTATCCGCATCCACTGTTACCTTCGCAGCAGCAGTCATATCCTTGACATATTCCTTGATGGCTGCCTCTAATCTTTTGTTCGCCTGTTCCTGTTCGTTAGATGCTTTCTGCAGGTCCTGAAGCTTCTTTGTCTGTTCCTCCGTGGCCACGGTTCCCTTTTTTGTCTCTTTTTCAAGTTCCTGCAAAGACTGTTTCAATGCTTTGGCCTTTTGCTGACCGGCTGCCAGCGCATCATTCATCTTGTCCAGGCCTTCATCTTTGATCTCAGTGGTAAGCGTTATTTTTGCGTCTGCCATGTTTAATCACCTTATATTTTGATATTCCTGCCAATAAAATCCTCAATCTGACTTGCAAAATACTTTTCGATTGCCGCCGCATTCGAATTGAAATAATCTCCCCGCGGTGCATAATACGTACTCATCTGCCCTTTCCGCTCACCACGCAAAATCATATGCTGCGTTGCGCCGGTATTGTACCAACGGGCCAGATAGTTGGCGTAAATATTGGCCAATGCCCTCTTTGCGTCAATATCAAATTTTCCTTTGATTATTTGGTTGTGAGTTTTGCTGTTATGTTCGTCCGTAATCAGGCTCTGGCCGCCAAAACCAGTAGAAGGATGCGTCCTTTCAATAAAGCCCCTTGTCTTTATTTGCGCATATCGGATAGCGGCGTTAGCCTGGTCACGGAAACCGTGATTTTTATAATATTCCAGTTCTTTTTGCAGTTCTTCTAAAGTTTTCATAATACCAAAACAGAAGAACGTCCCTTGATGAGACGTTCTTCTTTAACATTAACACTCTTTTTACTGAAATTACGCACTGATGGTGATTACGCAGGAGACTGCGGAACCGCCGCTCATCTGGATATAGAAAGTCGTCGCTCCATTGTCCAGATCGTCCAGATAACTGCCCAGAATCACAATGCTCTTAGCGCCCAGCGCGATGCTGTAATTGCTGGAATTTACGTCAGTATCACCTTTTTTCAAACCGGTGATCGTGCCGGAAGGAACCGTCAGAACAACATCCGCTGCCGCCGCTTTACTGAATGATACGCCGGGCAACGAAGCATCCTCGCCCGGTACAACGAAACCGGTTTTCTTTTCCGGTTTCCCTACCACCGTCGCAGACAGGGACTTCTGAACAAGGTCTTCCGAATCCGCCGTAGTCTCCCAGGATGTCGGGCAGCACCAAAATTCAATGTATTCCAGCGTGTCCAAATCCACAATCGCAAAATTCAGCGCGTTCTTTTCTGCGGTGGTTTCATCGTCATAAATGAAATGCTCAATAGCTGCCTGTGCCTCATTATCCTTTTTGGCAATGACTTCCGCACTCAGCTCCGCGGTTTTGGACGTTATTGATCCATCCGGCCAGTACCCATTGTCTTTTGTCTGCACGCTGCTAACTTCCGCAGAGACATTGAAGCTGTGATTCTTTACTCCACCGACTTTTTCCCAGACTTTATTTTCCGCTGTGGCGCCTGTTCCGTAATTTAAGAACAGGACCCGCCTCTTTCCGGAAGTACCGGAAGAGTTCGCCAGCTCAGGAAAATTTTCTTTTGCAATTACAAAGCCCATTTTTCCACCTCTTTCTTAATTTTCACTGATATGACTGACCCGGAATGTCACGTCGGTACCGCCGCTCTGCCACGTTCCTTTATCAGAAAAGATTGGCAGGTTGATACGCAGCTTGCCCACATGCATGTCAATCAACTTGAAGTTTTCCTTAGATAATTCAGTTTGTAATAATGTCCAGGCCTTACCTGTGCATAAATAATTCAGCAGCGCTTCCAGTTTCTGGGCGATGACCTTTTTGCCTTTATAGTTGCTGTAAAGTTCCAGTTCCACTGTCATATCCCATATTTCCATATCCATGTTCGGTAATACGTCCGCTTCACTGGCGCCGATAACCCCATAACTGAACTCACTTTGATTCTGAAAATAATTCTCAATTTCCGGAATTTCTACGCTTCCGTCAAACCATTCCGCCCCGGAATCTTCATCCTTAAGCGCACTGTTCACCGCTTTCATAACGGCATAAAACGGTGTTTTAATTCTCATATCACACCCCCGCTGCCATTGACTGCCGTTGCCGTGATTTGGATGTACGGCGGGTTTTCCTCATCCAGCAGCTCAATATTGTTGATCACCCAGGAAAAACCGCCATACAGCAGCTGCCACTTTGTATTTAATCCCGGACACACCGTCCGGATGTCCCGTAATATAAAATAGCGGGTATCTGCCGTCACATAGTCTCCGACAAACTGCTGCCTTGACTGGTTTCGTTTCGTGACCTTTGCCGGTAATTCTTTCACGGTTTCATAGACTGTTTCACCGATGCCGCCCAGCTCATCCCGTACCGGCACGCTGGGCCGCTGCAGAACAACCCTGCGGTTCAGTTCTCCCGGATAATGCTTCATTTCATTCCTCCTAAAGAATCTTCCGCCAGAATTCAGCAGTCTCTTCATCAATCGTCCCAACATTACCGGGATGCTTTTTCCGGTGCCTTGTCAGGCTCCGGTATGTGGGCGCTTTGCGTCCATACGCTCCGCGGTAAGTAGGAAGTGCACAATTGATGATCATCAGGTCTTCCAGCCGCTCCTGCCGCCGTATATATCCGGCAAACATCGCATCAATTTCTTTTACTGTTAAATTTCCGAACTGTTCCGGAGTGAGATGTAATTCGCCCAGGGCAAGCGGCTCCAAAGCTTCTAACAATGCGGTAACGTTAGTAAACGTTCGCCCCGGTCTTACGCGTTCGTCGCTGCCGGCTTGTTTTTTTCTTTACCAAAGACACCGCTTTTCCCTACAGCCGCAATTAGTGTCAGCATCAGCACCTCAATACTGTTTTCTTCCAGCGCCTGTAAAAACAGGTTCTCCGCTTCTTCATCTGTGATTTTTTCCCCGCCGCCCCGGATGCCTTCCTTCAGAAGGATGTACAGAGCCTCAATGCTTAACGGCTGGTTAGCCATCGTTCTAACTAAATTCCGCTCTGGAAGCTGCCGTTCCGCTTCAAATACTCTTTTGACAGTGAAACAGAGATTGTATTCTTTTTCACCGATTTTCAATTTCAAATCTTTATCAAGGATCATGATGTCGCCTCTCCTTGTGCTGCATACTTACCTGACAGTTTGATGTGCGTCAGCATCGACTGTACGCTATGCGGCAATTCAGTCGTCGCGCTGGCGACAACCATACGGTTCTCATACCAGTGCGCGACCAGAATCTTTTCACATAAACTGTACAGGGGCGACCCGTCATCAGTCTTCCCAGTGCACTCCTGAATGTAATCGGAAGCTGCACTGATCAGACCGGTGATCAGGTCATCCTCTGCTGTCATTTCCGTCTCAACTCTCAGGTAGCTTTTGGCTTCCGCAAGAGTGATCATAATTAGTTACCTCTTAGCCTTCGCCGCCAGCTGCGTTCTCATCAATGCTACCTGCATCAGCCTGGGCAGCAGCAACTTTTTTCAGCTTGATCAGGCTGGTGGTGTCAACCGGTTTGCCGTCGCAGACCAGGATGGACTTCCGGATGATGTCGTCAGTCTTATCGTCCTCATAGGTCTTAATGCCTACGCTGAAATTGGTGTTCAGCATGTAGTCCTGCATCCGGAAGATGAAGGCGAAGATGTCGTTCACGCTGGCTGCGCTGAACCCTGGCAGGTTATCGGTCAGAACTACCTGGCGGCCTAACAGGTACCGCTCAGTCTTACCGTTAATGCCGTAGTTCACATGGGCAATCGGCTGGCCGGTGGTGTCTGTCATGCCAACAAAGCCCATGAAGGTAGACTTGGCCATTACCCATACCGCGCCGTTTTCATACGCCACAGGTAACGCAGCTTCTGCCGCAGTCAGGGCGCCATAGGTCAGAGCGGATACTTCCTGGGTGATCCCTACAGGAGAGTCGCCCACATGCAGGATGCCAGTTGGTTTGCCGGAACCGTTGCCACTGATGATAGCCGCTTCAATGGCCTTGGTCATGGCCTCGGTAATGTTGCTTACCAGCGCAGCTTCAAACGCGTCGATGGACATGTATTCCGCTTCCAGGGATACAGATACTGCGATACGCAGTTTGTAATGGCCAAACACGAGGGAACCAACAGTCTTTTCCTTCAGCTCGCTGCCGGCTCCTTCATTGACCCAGGACGCGGTCGGTTTGGACGTGGATACAGGGATCACTACGCCTGTCAGATAATTGGTCTTGGTGACCAGTGCCAGAATGTTGCCATAGGTGCTCAGCTGCTCCACGATTTTATTCATGGTCGGAGTAGGAATGGCCGCGCTGATGTCGGACGTAGTAGTGTTGGCATCAGCCCGCAGTTCTGGCGTTACTGTGCCGGTGCGTACATATTTCATGAACGCTTTGCGGTATGCCATGGTAGCATACGGATCTTCTGGCTCTGCCAGCGGTGCGCCCGGTTTCAGGACATTGCGCACTTCCGGAACAGGTTCGCCATTACTGGTGTTGATAGCATTGGCCATCTCTGCCCTACGCCGTAGTTCTTTTTCCTCCGCTTCCAGTTCGTCCAGTTCTTTCTTCAGCGCGTCCAGGTCTACCTTGTCAGTACCTTCCAGTGCTTTACGGATTTCCATTTTTCTTTCAAAAATTTCTTTTAATCTTTTTTCCATTTTCTGTCCTCCTTGAACATTTTAATTACGTTTTTGTACATTTTGATAACGTTTTTGCGCATTTCGCTGCACAATTTGAGCATTTTGGTAACGCTCTGTATGATTGCCGCTCTCCAGCTTTTACCGCTTTGCTCTCCAGCGCCGCGGTGGCAATAAAAAACCAGCTCTCCAGCCGGTAATTTTAAAAGTAAGTCCGCAACAGCAGTTTCTTGCGTTCTTCCTGTTCCCGCATTTCTTCTTCCAGCTTCCGGAAGTATTCCGCCCCGCGTGCTTCTACGGTGGAAATTTCCGTACCATCATACGCCGGAAAATCAACAACGGCCACGTCAAAGATTTTGTCAAACTTGAGGATGGTTCTGATACAAGTCTTTGCTCTTTCGTCATATTCCACCTTCTGCTTTTCCACGGTAAACGCAAACGACATCTTATCCAGGTCTCCCCGGCGGATCAGTTCGTAAACGTCCTTGCCAGTGCTGGTATCTGCAATATCCGCCTGGATAGCCAGACCATGGTCATCCGCAGCCAATATCAGCGTTTTGTTGCGTGTCCTGGCCAGAATCATCGCAACATCTCCGTGGTTGTATTTGAAGCACACATCACTCAGATCCGCGCCTTCAAATGCGTTTCGGTCTACTGTTTCGAAGTATTTATAACCGCTGTATTCACTTTCCCAAATCAGCGTTGGCTCGTTAAATACAGCAGCATAACCCCGCACCTTCAATTGGCCCTCTTCGTTAGCGCTGTTAATCTGCGCCGTCCGTATCTCCTTCTTGCGTTTCATCATCTTCCCCCTCTTTGCCTGTCTGATATTTCGACTGATCAGATGCTTTGATATAATTCAGGCTCACAATCCGTTCGTCACCATCCTGGACCGGAGCATAACCAAACAGTTCCCTGGCATCATTAATTGTCAGGATCCCTGCCGGCAATAACTGCTTCGCAATATTTATCTTGCTGGCCACAGAAATGTAATTCAGCCGGTTAGTCTCAAACATAATTTCATTGCCGTGCCCCTGCTCCTTTTTGGTAAACATGGCCACAGTGAACGCCTGGCTCAGCTTCACTGCCAGCGGCTCAATCACCGATTCATAGAACGCAATGAACTCGGATTCATCGTAAGTGCCATTGATCAGCTTTTCAGAAACACCGAAATATTTATAAATATTATCCCGGGCCAGCTGCATCTGGGCCGCATCGAAGGTGGTGTTGTCCACATGCAGCTCCTTGTAATCGCTGGTGTTGTCCATGGGCGCGATGCCGCTGCCGTTCTTAACGTCACTTACGAAGTTGTTCACGAACTCCTCAAAATGCTGCTTCATATCCTCCGGACGCAGCGTCTGCATGAATTTAACAATGCCCCGCAGCCGTCCGTAGTTTTTCACCACATTTACAATGGCTGTTTTTACCGATTTCAGCAGCGTCAAATCTTCCTGTAGCATCTTTGCTTCCGGATCGCCAAACATTTCGTCCCGGTTATAGTGCCGGCGGATATGTATGATATCTTCATAGGGCACAGTCATCTGCAGACCGATACCGAAAGTGAATTTTACATAAATCACATTCCGGTTGTCTTCATACAGGCTCACCTGCGAAAAATCCAGCGGCCACAAAGCTACCACATCCGCTTTCATATCACGCTGGATAAAAACGAACAGGTTGTTTGTCGTATAATACTGGTTCACAATCTTCTCAATGAATTCCGCGCTGGTCATCAGCGGGTTCGGCTGCACTGATAACAGATAATTCAACTTGTCATCCAGCACCCGCATGACCTTGCCTTCTTTTTTAACGATATGGCGCGGGTTCAATTTACTTGCGTGCCGGGCGATGGTGTCCACGCAGGAACGTACCGTCGCATTATCATAGGCCGCGCCATTGAATGGCGTGTATTCGTTGCTGTACCCGTTCAGCATCCGCATCTGTGTCAGATTCTGTGACGGCTGCTTCTGTTTCCCGAAAATCCGGGAAAACATATTTCTGATCTCCACGCGTTCACCTCCCTTATATCAGATTTTCATAATCCCGTTCAAAGCGCTGCAGTGTCACATACGCATCCAGCAGGCTGGCAAAACCGTCGATACGGTTCCGTCCTGAAACCTTGCATGGCTGTATGTTGCCGTTCCGGTCTTCAAATACGGATGTGTTGGCCATGCACCACTTCAATACCGGGTTGTTACCGTAGTTCACCTTTTTCGCTGCCAAATCTGCCTTCAGCGCCTTCATGGGCGCCGACAGCGTCTGCACGCCCTGGGCAACCGGGTCCATGACAGGTTTGCCAAACTTTTCTTCCATGTCCTGGACGAAATATGTGGCGCTCCACCGGTCATAACCCAGTTTGTATAAAAAAATATCGTCTTCCTGCTGCACCTTCTGGAACCACTGCACCAGTAAACGATAATCAATCTTGTTCCCCGGCGACAGGTCAATATAGCCCTGCTGATGCCAAATGTCGTAGGGAACGTTATCTTCTTTTATGCGCTGCTCAAACAAATCTTCCGGAATCCAGTATTTCTGCTTCACGTATATGATCGGGTCACCCTGAACCTGGAACAGAATTGTCGCGCAGGTAAGGTCTGTCGTCTGGGACAGGTCCGCGCCACCGATACCGTATCGCGGATGCAGCTGACTGATATCAAATGTCGCTTCGTTGTTCAGTTCCTCAAACGTAAAGAACGCCTGGGAAGCAGTCTCGCGAATATCAAAATCCTTCGTCAGCAGGTTCTTTACCAGCATCGGGTTCGACTTCGCCCGCCGTACCTTGTTGGCCAACGTTTCGCGGCTCTTTATGGTGCCCAGCCCGGGATTGGCTTTTGACCAACATTCCGGATCCGTCCACTCTGCCCGATCGTCCAGCTCGTATATCACCGGCAAAATGGTTTCGTCATGATACCCTTCCGGATCGTCATACCCGTCAATGATCCGCCGGCATTCGTCATACTTCAGATCAAAAATATTATCCCTTACTGTGCCGGCGGTGGATGTGATCACCGATAACGGCTGCTCCCTAGCGGACATGCCGTCCACTACCACGTCATACAGGTTGCGGTCTTTGATGGCATGCAACTCATCTATCAGCGCTGCATGAACGTTCAGCCCGTCCAATCTCATACTGTCACTGCCCAGCGGTTCGAATAGCTCATTATTATATGGCGTTACGATCCTGGCCACCAGACATTTTGCACGCCGATTCAGAGCCGGCGAACGCTTTATCATGCGAACAGTCTCGTTCCAGATGATCTTCGCCTGGTCCTTTTTGGTAGCCACGGAATAAATCTCCGGACCACCTTCCCCGTCTGCCATAAGCAGGTACGCTCCGATGGCAGAACCCAGAACGCTCTTGCCGTTCTTTCTGCCAACCATTAGAACCAGTTCCCGGTACTGCCGGAGCTTGGTCTTTTTATGTACAAACCCGAACAATGCAGATACGATTGCTTTCTGCCACAGTTCCAGTTTGATGGGTTGCCCTGCCCACTTGCCTTTGGAATGACAACAGAATTTCTCAATAAAATCAATTACATACTGCGCTTCTTTTGCATTGAACCTGTAAACTGATTTCCTGTCTTTCGTCTTATTCGCAAGATGCCGGAATGTCCGCCGTACTTTATCCGATACAATGACCTTCCCGTTTTCAATGGCTGCGTAATATCTTGTGATATAATTCGCGCTCATTTTTTACGCAAAAAATCAGCCAGTTCATCTTCCGCCGGCTGTTGTTTGTCGTCCGGCAGACAGGCCAAAAGTGTCCGCACAACCTGCGTGTAATTTTTGACCATTGTGGCGTAAGAGCGGCTCACGGTAGACTCCTTTGTCCCAGACTGGTGCTCCCCATTTTTGTACGTTTCCACGAAGCCGACTTCCTTCAGCTCCGCTTCCAGTTTTTGGATGTTTATCTCCATGTTTACAGCCATTTTTATCAGTTTATCGACCAGTTTTAAGGTCTTTTCGGGTATCTCCTGGAATATTTCCTGATATTCTTTTAGCCGTCTCTTTTTTATAGTTTCTTCTGATAATTTACCCAAAAAATTCACCCCCTGATTTCAGGGCTTACCTACACCCCCCTCGTGTGCGCCTTGCGTATTGCGCGCAGGTAGCCCCCCGGTCTTGAAAACCGACGACTCAAAAACCGGATGGGGGGGAGTCAATTCCTACCACCTGGCCGCGTTCGTCGAACAGAACCTTGCGCTTGTGCTTGCGACCGTGCTCTTTGTTGTGACATTCAAGGCAAAGCAGCTGCAGGTTGTCCCAGTTCAGTGCCACGGACGGATCATTTATGTTCTGTGGCGTCAGATGTATCTTGTGATGAACCACATACTGCTTGGCCGGCTCTCCGCATTTTTCACAAACATAAAACCTTGAGGCTGCGTAGGCCTTCGACGTCTTGATCCACGCAACTGAGTTATAAAACTTCTTTGCAAATTCTCTTGCCATAAAACCCCCAAACAAAAAAGCACCGGCATGCGCTACCGATGCTTTTCCGGAAAGGAAGAGTTCAATCATGAGAATGATCCTCTTGCATAACCTGGCACCTATACTATATCACACATCGTTGTTAAATTTTGTGTACACTTTTACAGTTTTGCTATTTCGTCCACAAACAATTCCCTCAGCTTGTTGATGCCCCAGCTATGGAACCGACGGACATATGCCGGATCATAATTCAATTTCCTTGCTATCTTTTCAAACCGCATGCCGTTGATGTAACACATACCCAGTACCTGACGTTCCCGGTAGTCTTGCAACGCATCTATCCAGAGCTGTACTTTCTTCCGTTCTGCCTCCAGCTGCTTCGTGTTCTCCACGATTTCGCGCTCCAGCTTCTGAATATTCTCAATGACCTCTTCCGTGTAATCGCTTCCGCCACCGCCATGTACTTCACGGTACTGCACCGTTATCCGTTTGCGCCTGGTATCCAGCTTCTCTATTTCGTCACAGGCCGCGTCAATCTTCAGCATGCAATCCTGATATGACCGTAAAACCTGTTTCACTTTATCGTTCTGCTTCTGCCGCTCCGTCTTTGGCGGGTTCACCGTCCGGATCCATTCTTCCAAAAGTTCTCCTGAAATCCGGATGCCTTCTTTGACTGCCTCTGTCTGCTTTTTTAATTGTTCCCTGGTCTCCTTTTCTGTTTCCGGAATTATCTTTTCCACGTTGCAATATTCTGTATAATCCCGATAAAAGAAAAACTGTTCCAGCGTAAAGCACCAATATTCTTTTTTGTTCCATTGCGCCCGCTTCGCCTCCTTGGACGCGCCGATACTATTATCATAGCCCGGCAAAAAACAGAGCGCGTTACTTATACCGATCTGGGCGTAACATATCGGGAAGTAATCCTCGTACTTCAACCCCTCCGGCATATGGGCCGGATTGATGGCAATCATGCCAGCGCCAAACAAAGATCTTTCCGCTTCCGCAAAATTTTCTTTGTAATCCTCCACGCCAGTTATCGGGCCGTAAATATAAACAACTCCGGATTTGATTGCTTCCTCCATGTCAGCAACGGTTTTAACAGTTTTTATCATTTCGCGCACGCTTTCTTTTTCTCTTCCTGTTTCTGCAGATGTTCCTAGAACGCCTTCTTCAATTCCTTCGCGTTCTTCTTCCGCAAGTTGATTTCTTTCTTTGCCATCACCACAACACCCCCTGTATTCCGTTAATCTTATATTCCGGAACATGCGGAACCATCCAACGGTCCGTCGCATCCGTTACTGCCTTTTCCTTCGCTTCGAATATGGCCATGGTCTTTTGCCATAACGACTTACGCATCAGCTGCAGCTTGATGTACCACTGGCCCGTCACATCGTTGTACTCCCGTTTCGTGTCTATGATCACAAACCCGCGATGATGTTTTTTCACAAACTTGCCCAGCTCTATGTTGGCCGATTCAAAACTGGTACCGCCAAACAGCGACATCTGTTCAAACTGTTTTGCGCTGCAAACATTATCCGCTTTTGAAGTTCCTGGCAGAACCAAACCGGTTGATTGCTTCCAACGTTTTTTCCCGGACGGATTTTTTGTTAAATATTTTGAAATGCGCGTCATGAAATCCGGACCCGTTACCTGGATCCGTTTCACATTGGCCCAACCAATCATCTCCCGTTCCGGATGAAACGGTCTGACCTGTTTGGACCAAAGCCCTTCCACCAAATCCCTGGGAAGACAATTCTGCAGAATCATGTGATGATGCACACGGCCTTTCGTCTTTCCACTCTCGGTCACGTAAATGTATTTCAAAACATCCACGCCGCGTTTCTTTGCTTCCTTCCGCAAATCTTTGATATATTTTCTGATTTGGATTTCTGCAGCCTCTTCCGACTCCGGTAAAAATTTATCTGCGTAGCTGAGCGAAATAAAATAATCGTTCTCGGAAAAGTTTCCCTTCACCAGTAGGTCAAAATACATTTTGCTCTTTTTGTCGTTCAGGATCTTCTTGGCCGGCGTGGTGATTTTTTCTTTTCCGTCTCTTGTTTTGGAAATCTTAACCGGCTCATCATCGATATTGCTGTAATGAAAAAGATAAACGTTTCGGTAATCTGCATTTTTAATATCCCGGTTACTGTAGAATGTCCGCTGCCGCACATTGATATTTTTCATTACAACATTTCCTTTCAGGGTTCCGACTTTTTAACACTCACTTTCAAGTGCAAAGCGGTCTTCACCGCCTTTGTTTTTTCAAATTTTCAGCAGAAGCCGGGAACTGGCTGCGCCTTCCGTATTTCACCTCTTACGTTTTTCGCTGCCTGTGATAGAGCATCCCCGGCTCCTGCCTGCCGCATTATTAATAATAGAAGAAAATTACTTTTTCTTCCGTCTCACTACCTTAATCGGCTTTTCTGCATTTTCTTTATCCGCTGCCTGATCTGCAGCCTGGGCCTCTGCCAACATGTCCACTTCCCGTGCTTCCATATTCGCCGGCGCCGCTTCCTCTTCCATGCCCGGAATCGGAGGCTGTAGCCGCTCACCATTAATGTATCGTTCCACTTCTGCTTTTACTGCCTCTATCAGCTTATACAATTGCGGGCTTGCTTCCCCTGCCGTACAGCACTCTTCCGGATTGTCATCCGTGTAGGTGTTTTTAATGTAGACGGGTGGCACATTAATGAGCATGATATCCGAAGTCTGGGCAAAAGGACACAGCGCCAGTACCATCCTAATTTTTTCAAAATGCCCTTTGTCCGTGTCAGTCTTCACAAATGTCATCTTCTGCAGACGCATTGTCTTTTTGGGCCGCTGGTACCTGCCGACCGCATAATCCGGTGGCGTCGGAAATGAAAGGAAATCCCACATCGCTGCCGCCAGCGCGTCCCATGCTTCTTTAAATGAAGGAAGCGGCTTTTCCGTCCCGGAAACTGTGTTCAGCGTGTTATCCTCTTCCCCGGAATACCAGCTGATGCTAAGCTTCTTTCCTTTATCGGTTATGGAAATCTGTTTTATCCTCATTTCTTTTCCTCCCGTTCATATTGCTTCAGAAGATGCATCCGGCCATTGCTGTCACAGCGGAATAACATCAGCTTTTGCAATGACGGTTCTTCCTTCATGCTTTTGAATAGATCTTCCGCGTCAAATAGGCCCTTATGCGTCAGTGGGAAGGTTACGCTGTGCGTGTGCTTCCAGTTTTTGTTCTTAGTAGTGATGAACAGTTTGTATGCGCTATTCATTCTGCGTCCAGCTCCTTCATCAGTCTTTCACTTCGTCTTCAAATTCTGTTTCCCAAGATTCCGAACATTCATACCATCCATCACAACATTTGACAGATATTTCCACCTTAAAAGATTCCCCTAATTTCATCTCTCTCGTATTGCGCTGTGCCCATTTATATATTTCTTTTATAAAGTTTGCGGCTCCCAAACGCGTCGCATTACGTTTCATCTCGCCATTATGTCTATTCATCTAACACCTCCATGAGCTTTTCCAATAACTTCTTTATGGCATTCAGCCGTTTCTCTTTTGCAGCCTCTTCCTTAATACAATTGGCCGCATCCATCAGATCAGAGAAGTTGTTCTGCACCGTCTGGAACAGCACTTTGAACCTGGCAGTCTCTTCATCCGCTGCCAAGCGTTCTGCTCCCAGTTGTTCCGCCTTCTTCAGCTGGTCTTTCAGCCTTGCAATCTCCGCAGCATCCGCCAGTGTAACATCCGGTCTTTCTTCTGCCGCTGCCAGTTCTGCTTTCAGACGTTCAATCTCTGCCAGTTGGTCTTCCTTATTTTTCTCTGCCTCTTTCATCAGCGTATCGTGCCGCTCCTTTTCCAGTTCCAGCTTTTTATTGGCAAAGTCCAAATCCTTCTGCATTTTCTTTTCTTTCTTTTCTGCTTTCTCTGCCATTGCCAAAGCTTCATTTCTTTCCTTAATGGCTGCCTGCAGTTCCCGGGTGCTCATGCTCTCCACATCGTTCTTTTCCACGAACTCTTCCCGCTCTTCTTCTGGTACTGCCAGCAATGCCAGAGCCTTGGAATATGTCAAATTCGTAAACGTTTCCGATTTTGCGGAGGCACCCCACAGCTCTCCCTGGGCCGCTCCGTACTGCTCATAAATCTTCATCAGCTTATTTGCCGTACTCTGTTTGTAATCAACGTTCCGTTCCAGCCATGTTCCCCACTCTCCATGCGGAACCATCTCTTTTGCCTCACAAAGACGTTTCCCTATTTCAATGCTGTTGTTCAGCACCAACTTACGCGTCTGATCCTTAATCTGGCATATCTCTGCCGCAATAATCTCCGGCGTCCGCTCTGCAACAATTTCTGCTTCCTGAACCGACACAGCCTTTACATCCGTATTCGTAAAATTAGTTTCATTCATATCCATTACGCTCATGCCGTCTTCCTCACTTTCTTATCGTTCTGTTGTGCTGCCCGGTCGTTTACGATTCGCATAAACCGTTTTGCAAATCTCATCACGGCCTCAGGTATGGCCTTGTACCTGTCATTTAAATATCCGTGTATCTGTACTAAACTATATCCATCATCCTTTTTATAAACTTCCATCGTGTAAAAATGAGTATCCGGATTTGCTTTTTCTCTCAAGAACAGTATGTTAGTATGGCCCGTTGCATGCCTTTGCGCATATCCACCAACGCAATGATGTAATATTTTCCCCTCGGCAATTATTTCAGCTGAGCTGCCTGCCGGACGAATTAAATAACTCTTGCCTTCCAAAACGAAAAGCCTGTTTCGCAGTTCCGCCAGTTTTTCCATTTTTTTATCCAGCTCTTTATCCCCAAGGTACTTGATCTGTTTGATAATATTGGCATGCATCCTGTGAAGGTCTTTCGGAAAGACATTTCTCTTGTCAGTTAAATCAAGCTCTATTTTAGGTGCATCAATCATATAATCCAGCCAGTCATTAAAAATACTAAATTTTTCTTTTTGACCGCTTCTTTTGTCCCCTTTTTGCTTTTCGCAATACCGAAAAACCTGTTCCGGTGTCAAATGTAATTTCGTTTTCAAATCCCACAGTTTTCTTAACAAACCATAACCGACTTTGTTTTCTAACTCTTTTGCATCTTTCAAACGCAATCCAGGGAATAAATGCTGTCTTGCCAATACCAAGACAGACAGCGTGTATTCACTAACAGGGTTTCTGTTCTTGTGGTTATAAGCCAAAACATCTTTGAAATCTTGCTTCTGGAACTTTTTGAAGGCACTCTTTGCAGTTTTCGCTGCCCAGTTTATCGCTCCAAAGTAACCTTCCCCTTGCAGTCGGTCTTTGATTATATTATCCATCCCATTCTTTTTCATCAGTTCTATCCAAGGGTGCATACTATACATGCTCAATAATTTCACAAGGTTGATAGGATACCCTATTCTGAATTTTCCCGGTCGCGCAATGTCAAATTCATCCCAAATACTGTCATCAGACGAGAACAGATACTGGTACGGAGTCTGTTTAATTGCATCCTTAAAGCTTTCGATGTCAAAGTAGTATTCACCCCTTACCGGATCTCCCCGTACATAGTTGTATGTATATCCTGCAATGTCATTAACCCTCTTGATAAAAAAGTATTTGTGCCTGCATCTCTTTTTAAATCCATACGCATATTCAGAAACTAAGCATGTCCGTTTCTGTCGTATCGCCTTTTCTCCCATCCGGAACAAATATCGTTCTGCATCCAAGTATTTGTCTTCAATCATATGAGCAAAATAGATTTTGCCATTCTTGTCAACATCTTTAAATCTCCGGCTCACTTCAATTCTTCGCATGGTGATTGCTCCCGGTTCCGTCTTTGATTTTTCGAATACGGATATGCTGATGGTCGCATTCAATTTATCCATGTACATGCGCCAACTATGATATATATTGAGTTCCTTACCACAATTTGGGCATTTTTGAACCTTCCCGGCATCGTCATGTTCTTTCTTTTCCATGCTTCTGTAGTATAATTCGTGACGGTGTCTTCTTAAATACTCAGGCGAGCCAGTATGGCGATTGTTTCCAGGAATCTTTACCCATTTTCTACAGTGGGTACAATATGCCTTTTCTTTATCTTCTTTATCCGGCACAATCAAACAATCAAGTCCTGCCGCATAAAAAGCCATTCTTGCAAACTCTTTTATTTTTTTTGAAAACGTTTCCGTGAAATGCATGTCCATCTCTTTTTCAGTCATCTCCATGGCGCTCACCTCACAGAAAATCGTCCAGATCCAAATACGTTTTCTTCCGTTTCGCTGCCGGCTCTTCCGGCGTACCAACCTTCCGGACTACCGGGGCCAGTACCACTTCATACCCGGCAATGCCCAGGTCTTTCATGATTAGTTCAAAAGCTTCCTTGTCCGACACGCCGCCACAGCCTCCGGTCTGTCTCTTTCTGGCCGTTTCCCGCAAAACCTTCAGCGCGTTCTGCAGCACATCTTTTTTCGCAGTTATCTTTTCGGCCAGTTCCGGATTCGCCGTCACCATATCAATTAAAAATTCGTGGATTCTGCAGTAATTGGCATCCTTCAGATGCTTTTCCTGTTCCTTATTCAGCTGGTCAATCGCCAGCTGGGCGTTCCGCTGCCCATTTATATCGATTACGTTAGCCAAGATAATTCCTCCCTATAATCCTCACAAACTCGTACCGGGTACCGCCTCTGCGTTCAAACTCCAGCTGGCATTCCCGCCGCAGCCACAAATCTACCTCACGGCACCGGTGCACGGCCCGCGGTCCCAACGTGTGGCACTTTGCGCACAAAGGAACTTTAAACCCATATTTCTCGCTGGCCGCCCTCCGGGATCCTGCATAAATGTGGTGCACGTTGTTGGCTTTCTTTCCGCACAGGTAACAGCGTTCCCAGTTATCCGTCAGTATCGATTCTTTCTTTGTCCTCATTGTTTTACCTCAGTGGAGCATACTTTCTTCCGCCTTTCCGTTTCAACACCTTCCGGAGACGCCCTTCCTTATACGCTGCCGCTTCCTGCGAAGCTATCTTTTCCCTATGCCGTTCCTTCAGGTATTTCTGATACTCTTTTTCGTAGTCACCCCAACCATGAGGACAGCGTTCACTGTGACATCCTGTCTTCCTGTCCGGACATTCCGGACTGCAAGGGTTCTTTGGTCGTTTCATTTTCATCCCGCTTTCGTGGCATTAGTTCCCAGAACCGGGGCGCCGTCCCCAGCTCATTCTTTCCGATGTTAATCCTGCACTCGCAGTTCTGCCTTTCCGGATCCGGCAGCCTGAATATGCATCGCTCGCATCCGTTCCCCTGTTGGTTACAATAGGCTTTCAGAGTCTTGGCCATTTCCATCACTATGGTTTCCAATACCCATGCCCTGTCAACCGTGTCTTTCAGACCTCTGCGGGTTTCTATCAGGTTTACAATGGTGTCCAGTCTTGTCCTTTTTTCAGTCATTTCTTTACCTTTCTGAATGTATCTGCTTCCGGACAAGTTGCAAAATGGCTCTCATATGCTGCTATACTGTCCACGCCATCATAAAACAGATTCTCTTCCCGTTTCTTCCTGGCGCGGATTGCTTCCCCTTCCAGCGTGACAAATGTATGACCGCCCTTGTCCAGCCCGATGCACGGAATCACTTCCACCGGCATGGCGTTCACCGGCATCCATTTCCCCGACCGCTTCATCCGGATGTAACGGATGGGCGCCCCGCACTTCCCGCAATGTGTAATCTCCTGATACGCCATCTGCTATATTCCTTTCTGCCTCGGCTCATTGTTCCATTCCGCCCGGGCCTCTTCCACACTTTTGTGTGACTGTGTCCGGTACCCGCAGGCCCGGCAGATGATAAACGCATCCGCCCACCGTTTCTTCCTGTAATCCCAGTGCTCGCTGTCATACGCAAAGTTGGTGCTGCCGCATTTCGGACATGGCTTCCGGCTCTCGTTTTCATAATAACTAATATAACCGCTTCCCATCTTTGCCCTTTCGTGGTAAAATATGGGTGCGAAACTGAACGCTAAAATTCACTTCGCACCCGAAGCCTTCGGCACCGCACTGCCGCAGGCTTTATTTTTTTGCCAGCATTTCCCACATTGACATGATTGCAAGCGTCCAGACGGCGCCGGCAAAAAAGTCGCTGTGATCAATAAGATCTACCAGCTTCTGCCCGAACCAGTCCAGCCCGTTTAAAATCGCATTGATATATACATAGGCCATTCCGTAAACCATGCACCAGCATGTTTCTGAAAAGCTTGTGGGCTTCCGTACACCCTTGTACACTTTACCGTCTTTCATTCCGCTTTCCTCCGTTTCTTTCCGCAAAGTTCCCACGGTTTCCCGCGCCTTGCCTTCATGCCATTCTTCAGTAATACAAGCCGGACGTTTTCCCGTGTACAGCCAACCTGACGCGCTATCTCCGTGTTGCTCAGTTCCGGATGCGCTTTATGCATCTGCAGGATCATTTCACCTTTTCCCCTGCCCGGCTGCCACCGCTGGTTCCCTCCGGTCTCTGTGCAGCACACCCTGCAGAGCGCTTCCTCTACCGTCATGTCTCCGACGATGGCCGCTGCCAGGGCGAACCACCCTTCGTTTATCACAATGCCCGCCGGGTTGTAGTTCCCAAACGCCCGCAAGATTTTCATTGGCCATCCTCCAGCCTGCTCATTTCCGTTTCTTCCCGGCACGCTTTTTCGGCTTGTTCAACAGGTCCTTAAATTCTTTTCCCGGTTTGAATGCCGGCGTCGTTTTGTCCGGAACAAATACCGTTTCGCCGGTCTGTGGATTCCGCACGCTGCGGCCTGCCCGGAACCGTCCCTCAAAAGTCCCAAAACCTACCATCTGCACTTTCTCCCCGTTGGCCACAGTCTTTTCGATTGTCGTGAGGATCCCGCCCAACGCTCTGTAAACATCCTGCTGGGTCAACCCGCATTCCTTCGCTGCCGCCGCAATCAATTCTGTTTTGTTCATACTATTTTTCCTCCTTTATGCTTTGGCCAGTTCGGCCAGAAAATCAAACTTTTTAACCCGCCGCGCTTTCGTCGGTTCGACTATGCGGATTCTCTTACGGCTTGTAGCCTGCTGTACCGTTGCAGCCAGTTCCGCATCCGCGGCGTCCGTATCCACGTAGTACGCTCTGCCGATCTGTAGTGCCGGCAACGTTCCGTCCTGGCATAACCGTCGGAGTGTCCGTACCGGCAGGCCGCACTTTTCGGCGTAGTCCTTTAACAGTGTCAGTTTTCCCATGTTTCCTCCTTTCCGTTCACACTAATATCTTTTTTTCTTATCGCAGAACAAGTAGCGATACAAGAAAGGCTAAAAGCACTCGCTCAAGAGGGGCATAGTACAAGATTCCTACCAAAAGACAAATTTGAATAACAAAAAGTAGTATTCGTCTCATATTTTTTTCCCCTCACCCCGGTTCTCTGCCGGGATTTTCTTTTACTCCGCCTTCCCCAATACCCTGTCCAGCTTTGCCTGCGCCATGGCGTTTATCTCCCCGGCACTCAGGTTCGACATCAAAACAGCCTGAGTCACCATCACAATCACGTCCACAATCTCTTCTTTAAAATTATCGGAAGGCGCCGTGGCCGTGGTTCCGTTCCGGAGCATCTTGCAGGTGGCCTTCTGCAGTTCGCTGCATTCCTCAATAACCATCAGCATCTGTGGCCGATACCCGTACCGGTTTAATATCCGCCTACATTTCTCTGTGTTTTCCTGATTCAACATTTCTTACCCCGCCTTTCCCGTGATATAATTTCCGTAACATATTGCTTGGAGGTCATTGCCATGGACCGTAAATCCACCTATAAATTTCTGAAAAGCCATGAAACCGGAATCTTTTTTGGAAAAGACTTGCCAGAAGAAGGCCTTGAGTGGAAATATCTTGAACATGTTGAAATGCCAAGTTCTTATTCCAGCTACCTTCCGGATGACAAATTCAGGATCAGTGAAGAGGCAAGGGACTTTATTGAGCAGTACGAACGTGATTACCGTCCCATCATCGCCGCTGAAAGGGCAAACATAATCTCTATTATCGCCTTACTCTTTTCCATTATTTCCTTAATGAAAAGCTATGGGATTATTTAATATAAGGAGCTAATAAACTAATACCCATGATGATTGCCGCCGCAATGGAAATATAAATAGATTGCCTGTTAAGTCTTTCCGCTCTTTCCATCGCTGCTTCCAACTCTCTGTCCCACTCTTTCCGCTCTTCGTCATTCATTTCTTCCCTTGCTCTTAACCATTCTTCCCGCTCTTTTTCGTCCATTCCCTTACACCGCCTTCTGCTCAACCCGGATTCTCAAACTCACCATTCAGCGCCTTGGCCACCCGTTCGCAATACTCCCGGTCGGTCGTGTAACCGTGTCCCGCCAAATACTCAACGTTGCCACTGTGCACCGGCTTCGTATCATCTTTCACCCTGCCAACGATATAATTCTTTTCATCTTCTATCATCTGCGAGAATACTTTCCATTTTCCTACTGCCATAATCACACCGCCTTCTGCTCATCCCGCCGGTTCAGCCAGTCTACCGTTGACTGGGCCGTATTTGCATAATACGTGATAGCGTCGCAATATTCCACGTTGTCCAAACTGATCGGCTTGCTGGCATCCAGCTGGCGGCCAGGAATGTACATCCTCCCACCATCCAGAATCACACTAATAACCTGCCATTTTCCTTTTGCCATGATAATTCCGCCTTTCCCAATATCTTGCTTTTTCCTCCCGCTACCGTGATATAATTACTCTGTAGAAAGGAGTTGATTTATTTGCGTATTGAAATGGATTACCTGCGTGATATTCTTAAAGTTGTAATTGATGATGAGACTGGCAACCTGTCTTCCTTCAACATCTCCGGCGAAGGCGTATCCTATGAAACCATTGCCTTTCACATCAAAATCCTTATCGATGAAGGATGCTTAACTGCTCTTGACGGAAGCACCAAAGACGGGCCAGCTTATTACAACATCCGCCAAACTTTTAAAGGCCAGCAGTTTTATGACGCCATCGCGGATGATGGAACCTGGGATAAAATCAAACACTACGCTATGGAACATGGTATCGATTTTACTGTCCAGGCAATCCTTACTGTTGCCAGCCGTTTTATAATCGGCTAAGTTCGTCATCAATAATTTCATCAAACATTCCGTTGAGCTTGGCAAGTTTCTCTAAATTCCCGTCTGGGAGTTCCATTAGACGCTTGTTAAGCTCTCTTTTTGACTCAACGAAAACGCTGATCCGCTGAAGATCGATTTTTCTCCTCAACTCTTTGTTTGCGTTTTTGTCTACCTTTAATGTCATCCTTTACCCTGCCTTCCCGGCACCCTTGCCTTCACTGATGTGGAATCTGGCCTCCCGCTATTTCCTTAACGTCTTCGAATCTTTCTCATCACGATGGGTTCCATATTCTCTGACCGCATAGCCTCTGTTCGACAAAGCGTCCTCAAAATGCAGTTTATCCTTGCACCGTTTGTTATAAATCCGTGAGAACTCAACCAACATGGAACGTACCGTTTCACCCTGCCGGTATGTGGCGCGTTCCTTCCCACAGTTTTGGATCATGTGCTTGCTGTCATACCCATCCGTGTTGAGCATCGTCTTCACTGCCGCAAAGAACTTGGAAGGCTCAGTCTGAATGTCCAGCGCCTGCTTGATGGCGTCAACCTCCTGGGCGATTCTCGCAACCAGCTCCGTCGTCTCCGGTGTAAATTCCAACTTGCCGGAAAAAATCACCGTCCGCCTCGTTGTCCCGGTCATCCCCAGGGCTGCCAGTATTTTTTCATAAGACCGGTTGATCCTCTTGCTGCACCGGTACAGTTCAATGTAGTTTTCGTTTCCCTGTTTGATATAGCTGCCAATGAAGTCTTTCATGTCCCACTTCGTGTTATACAGATTCATCCGCCGGCAGTCTTCAATCTTTGCACCCTGGGCCACTACGAACTTGATGGAACGTCCCAGCCGCCGGAGTGCCTCGAACCTTCCCTGCCCGTCCACGATCTCCATCTTCTCATTCACGACGATGGGATTCAGGATTTCTTTCTCCCCGTACGATGCTATCAGCTTGTTAATCCTCTCTTCTGAAGCCGCCCGGTTGAACTCCATCTCATGGAAATCTTCATAGTTCCGGGTCTCATATACCCGTGTTGCTGTTCTGTACTTGGAAAAATTGATTGCCATTTTTGCGCCTCCTGTGTTAAAATACTCGTGGAAGTTTTTGCGCTTCCACTTGACCGTAGCTGCGTCACCAGCTGCGGTTTTTTCTTTGCCAGTTTCTCAATGCTTCATCAGATACTTTTCATCCACGTACGCCGGCTCCAGCTTGATGGCCGCAGTCTCGAATAATGTGTAAGCAACTTTGTAGGCCTCATTCCGTTTCAGCGGCGTCTCGAACAAATATGCCACAAACCGCCCTGCCGGATCCGGATGCACCGCTACAAACCCTTCACAGTCACAAATCTTTCCCGATTTGGAGTTCCTGGCGTCATCCCGGTGCTTCTTCATATCTTCAAAGGCTTCGAACGTGCTGACTGTGATTGCATATAGTTCTTTCATTTCTTACCCTGCCTTCACTGATGTGGAATCTGATCTTCCATGGTCTGCCCTTCTTGTTTGTCTAATATATTAGACATTTTGGGCAAATAAATCAGGCACCTTACATTTCAAGGCGTTTGCTATGGCTTGTAAAGTACTACTTTTTACGACAATTTCTTTGCCACTTTCCAAGGCCGCAACAGTTGCTCTCGAAATGCCAGAAGCCCGTGCTAATTCTGATTGAGTCATGTTTTGTTCTTTGCGAATTTCTTCGACTCTATAACGCATTTTATCACTCCTTTCATGTGGACGTTTCCCGTCCTTTTGTGTCTATTGTAATGGACATCTTATGTTTTGTCAAGTGCATTTGACAAAATTAATTAAATTTTGTATAATGCAATTGACATCAAGAAAGAAGGTATCAAGTTATGAAGCTTAGTGAGTGGATTTACAACTATAGAAAAGCGCACGCTTTGTCTATGCAAGGCATGGCCGACTTATGCGGATTGAGTAAGCAATATATTTCAGTTTTGGAAAAGGGCATCAATCCAAACACAAAAAAGGAGTTTGTACCCTCCATTGAGACTGTAAAGAAAATAGCAGACGCTACAAGATGTGATTTTAATTCTTTAATCGCCTTACTTGGACAGGAACAGGATATTGCGATTAACTCCGTTAATCCTTTTCCAAAATTCGACAATATAATTACAGATGCCACAGAGCTTGAACAGGAACTTATCACTGATTTCCGTAAGTTGAACCCTGCCGGCCAGACTGCAGCTGCTGCCGCCGTCAAAAGCTTTACCCAAATGGATCAGTTCCGGAAAGATACAGAAAAGATACAGAAAGCAGATGCTGGATAA